CGCCGACACCTTCCAGCTCCGCGCGCACCTGCCGTCCGCCCACGGCCGCGAGGCGGACGCTGACCCTTTTTTCAGCCATGGGAATGATCCATCTGTTCGTTGAGTTTGGCGACCATCACCGCCTCGATGACGGGCAGCAGTTCGGCCATGGCGAGGTGCGGCACGCCGAGCGCATCACCGAGCGCCAGCGCCGCCGACATGTCCCAACCGATCACCGCGCCGGGCAGGACACGCAGCTGGCCGCCGAGCCGACCGACGAGGTCCCAGACCTGCCAGCCCTCCGGCGTTTCTGGACGGTTCAGCCGCGCCGGGCAGTCCGGGCAGGCTTGCTCGCGGCCCTCGTAGGGTGCGCAGGCTTGGCAGTATCGCTCGCCCTCGCCGAAGGACCATTCGGCGAGAGCGCGGAGGCGTTTTTTTCCTGCTCCAGCAGCAGGCCCTTTGAGACATAGGTCAGCTGGAAGGCCTCGAAGATCGGCCAGACGTCGAGCAGCGCGTCGATGGCCTCCGGGCTTGGCTCGATAGGTTTGCCGTCCGCGTCGCCGATGCCGTCCCAGGCGAGCACCGCGCGGCGGGCCAGTGCCTTGGCGAAGGCGACCGCGCGTTCCTCGTCCGAGGCATCCTCGGGGACCGCCTCCACTACGGGGTCGCTGCGCGTCGCCACCATCAGCGCCGTGGTCAGCGGGCGCAGGTGCACCCGGACGCCGGGGGCGAGGTCATGCCAGCGCGGCGCGTTGGTCAGGTCGAGCGTCAGCATCCTCAATACACCTCTATGTCGTTGATCAGGGTTGCGGTGCACATCCGGCCGACCACGCTGTCGCGCGCCGCCTGCCAGTCGAAGGTCGCCTGCACGCCCTGCGGCCCGGAAATCTCGATGCGCGGACGCGGCAGGTAGACGGCGTGCACGGTGAAGGTGAAGCTCTCGCCCGATGGCAGGACGTAGGCGAACTCCATCTCGCAGGCCTCGCCGTTGATCGCCTGCGTCACCAGCGTCTGGTCGGCGAAGCGCACCTCGATCCGGCCAGTCAGCGCCGCGATGGATGGGTCCGCGCCGTCGATGCGCCCGTCGCTTCGGATGGTCTCAATCCGGTCGAGGTTGTTGGCATAGGTGATCTCGGCCGAGACCACGTTGCCGAGTGCGGTGCCGTTGCGGGTGATCGCCCCGTTGAAATGGCCGAAGCGTTTCAGCTCCAGCGCTGCCGGGGTTCCGGCGCTGCTGGTCGTGCCCACGGTCTCGCCCTGCGCCACCAGCCGCGCGGTGGCGGTCAGGAGCCCCGACCGCTGCATCTGCCAGGTGATCTGGTCGAGCACGCATCCGGAATACATCGCGTACCGCGGGACCTCCGGCATGCCGGTCTCGATCGACATGCTGGGCAGCGTCCAGGACCCCGACTGAAACTCGTGCGTCCAGGGGCCGGTGCCGGTCGTGGTCGGCTCGCCGAAGGCCGCCTTCAGCCAGAAGCCGAAGGCCTCGGCGTCGAGCGGCACGACGACATCGCCATCCGCCGTCACCGCGTCCTTGATCGGCGCAAGCGGATCGCGGCCGTAGCCGAGCAGTTCCGAGTTCAGCAGCGGTTGCTCCGCCCCGAGCGAGGTGCTGGCGAAAGGCATGCGGGTGAAGCCGCTCGCGGGCGGCGTGCCATAGGTCGTCTCGAACGCAAGCGCCATCAGCGCCCGCGCCCCTTGGGCTCGTGCCATGTTCGTCTCCTCGGGTTGTCGGGATCAGGCCAGCGGATCGGCCGTGGAATAGTGCAGCACCACCGGGATCACGGCCGCCTTCAGGCTGGCCGCGCCCTCGACCGGCAGATCGACCGGCCGCGGCGCTTCGGCCTCGACCCAGTCGCAGAGCCCGCCCAGCGTGCGGTCGGCGGCGAGTGCCGCGCCGATGCTGGCGGTCAACGTGTCGAAGGCGGCGTCACGGGCGGCGCCCTGCACGACCACCTCGATCTCGGCTCGGTGCTGGTAGTGATAGCGCAGCGGCGACAGCGTGACCTCCGGCTCCCCCGGCTCGCCGTCGCGCAGGATCAGCAGGCCCTCTGCGGGCACGCGTTCGGGCAGCACGTCGCCGCGCAGGGCCGTGGCGGGCAGCGCCGAGAGCCGTGCGTGCAGCGCGGCGAGGATGGTTTCGCGTGGGGTGGGCATCTCGATCCGTCCTCGGCAGTCATTGCGCACGCGGTTCTGTTCTAGCGCCGGGCAAAAAGTGACGATACGGTCACGGCATGTGCAATGCCGTAGCCAGATTTTGTAGTCGAGGTCGCAGATGACGGCCTACACTGACTTCAGAAATTCCATTGCTTCGGCGAATAGCCTCACGGAGATGTACAAGGAGCTTCGCAGAAGTCGCGGTCTTGGGCAGCGCGGCCGTCTGACGGCAGAGAATGAGGATCTGCTTTGGTTGCCTCGGTCCGCGATAGTTATTTCGATCTCAGCTCTTGATGCTTATGTGCATGCGGTTCTGTATGAACGCATCCCAACCGTGATCAGTACAGGAACCCTGCCTGATTCATTGGCTAAAGCGCTGTCCTCCATTATGCCGATCAAGGACGCGAATACTTTCCGTGATGCACTGCCGATTATAACTTCTGCAGCACCCCAAGGTGAACTCGCCACAAGGCTTCGCACAAAGACTCTGGAATTTTTATCCTATCAGGCACCCGAAAAAATCCAGGGGGCCTATGAAATGATCGGACACGATAGTGTATTCGCATCTGTCTCGGCGCTGTGGCCTGGACCCAACAGTACCGAAGATGATCTAAAACGCATTCTCGCGAATTACGTGAAGCGGAGAAACCAGATCGCGCATGAGGGAGACCGAGAGGCAAACGGCACCGTGCGCCACATCCAGCCCCAGTATGCTGACAAGGTTGCGAGCTTCGTCCAGAACCTTGTCAACAGGCTCAATCGCATTGTCTATCCGAACGAAGTCATCGAGGAAGCCTGACCGTTTGGAGATGCGATCATGGGCGTTGGAACTTCGGCTGCAACAAGCTGGCTATCACCTCGATTCTAACCAATTCGCCACGATCAACCCCGGCACGCTGTCCAACGCCCGGCCTGCGTCCCGCGCGAGGTCCAGCCGCTTTGGCAGCTTGACCTGCGGCACCAGCAGGAAGATCGGCGCGGTGACCTTGCCGCGCCCGGTCTTCGAACGTGACTCCACCGCCTGTCCCTTCGTGTTCAGCCGTCCCTCCGCCACCAGCAGGCTCGGGCCCGTGCGGCGATAGACGAAGCGCAGGCGAAGACCGCGTCGCCGTTCCCATTCGCCGGGCGTGATGCGGCCGCCGCGCAGCGATTTGCCAGCAGCAGGCAGCGGGATCGCCAGCCAGAACCCGTCCTTCGAGCGGATGAGCGGGCCCGTGTCATGCGCGCCCACGATGACCGGCGCCTTCGACCAGACCAGCGCCGCGGCATCGAGGCTCTCGCCCGACCTCGGGAAGTTCTGGCTCCGGATCGAATTAGCCAGCCGAGTACCGAGCCCCGCGCCGGTGATCTGCAGCCTCCACGCGGTCTTCAGCCCGGTCCCGGCCTCGCGCATGGCGGCCGTCACCGCGCGTTCGCCCGCCGCGACCTCAGCCGCCATCATCGCGACGATGTCGGGATCGATGTCGAGCTTCAGCCTCATGTGGGCCTCAGGTCGACGGTCCAGACCAGCCGCTCGCGGTCCCGAACCGGCTCTCCCTGAATGAGGAAGGCGTCGCCGTCGATCTCAATGCGGTCGCCAGGACGCGGGTTCACCACCTCGGCCACCCGCAAGTCAACGCGGGTGGTCTCGGACCAGAGCCGCGCATCGCCGAAATCGGTCACGGCGTCCGCCCGCCGGGCGACGACGCGCACCAGCACGGGCGCGCCGCCATCGGCGATGTAGACCGCGTCCCGGCCGATGTTCGGATCGGCGAAGAGCGCGCCGACGGCGGCGGCAAAGGCAGACATCAGAACGCGCCGTTCAGACGCACCCGGCCGATCAAGTCGGTCGCCCCGCCCGCCACGGCCTCGGTCGCCACGCCGATCAGCGTGTTCGAGGTCGCAACGTTGCTGCACCGTTTGTTGGTGTCGTCCCAATAGACCTTGGCGCCCGCAGTCCAGGCCTGAGAGCCCACCTTGGTGATGTCGAACACGCCGACGAGAGCGGTCTCGACGGGCTCGCCGAGGGCGGCGGCGCCAGCGGCGATGCCGAAGATCGAGCCGACGAGCAGGCCATCGCCGGAAGCGACGGCATAGGGCGCGGTCAGGGTGATAGTGTTGCCGGGCTGGACGTAGTTTTTCATGATGGGGATCCTCGTGGAAAGACGAAGGGCGGCCCGATTGGACCGCCCCGTGTGTCATGGTTCAGGAGGCGCGCCTTACGCGCCCGGGTTCTTGTAGAGGCCGCGCCAGTCGATGGCCTTGGCGCCGAAGTCGAGGCGGCACTTGATCTCGACACCGTCGACGTCGAAGCCGTTGCGCGTCTCGATGTAGGCGCCCTGCTGGCCCTCGAGATAGGCATACTCGATGGTGTCGATCTGGTTCGGGCTCGCGGCCAGATACCAGGCGGTCTCGCTGGCGGCGTCGAGCCGAGGCTCGGCGATGGGCGCGAGGGTGCGGATCGACTGCGGGACCACGCTGGCGGTTGCGGCGGGCACCAGGTTCTGCGCGACCAGCTGCTCGGCCTTCAGCTCCAGCGAGGCGGGCACGATCAGGAAGGCGGGGCGG